TTGGAAGGAGATCCGAACCGACCGGCGTGTTGCCGCTTTGCCTGGACGTGTGCTGGAAGTGCCAGAGCTAAAACTGAGCGGCAACCACTTCGCTAAGGGGCGTGCTACCAGCGACAACCACGGCAAAGGCACGGAGCGGGTACAGGGCCAACATGGTAAGTACCTCATGTTCATTGTTGATGAGGCGGAGGGCGTGGCTGACTTCGTATTCGACGCCATCGAATCCATGACAAGCGGCGGTATTGCCATTGTGTTGATGCTGGCAAATCCCCGCACGCGCACCAGCAAGTTTTACAAGCAGCGTAGCCGGCCCGATGTAGCCAACTTTCAGATCTCGTGCGTGTGGCATCCCAACGTGTTAGCCGACCGGGAAATTGTGCCGGGAGCCGTGCGGCGTGAGTATGTCGAGAACATGACGCGTGAGCATTGCGAGACTGTGACCGAACACAGCGCTGATCACCACACGTTTGAGTTACCGTGGCGACCAGGTGTGATTTACAAGCCCGATGCGGAGTGCATGTTCCGTGTGCTAGGGGTGGCGCCGGCTAACTTGTCCGAACGGGCATTCGTCACGGCTGGGCGTTACGAGGTGGCCTGTAAGCGCCCAGCTACGTCAATTGAGCCAGAGGTTGCACGAATCGGCATTGACGCTGCCCGCTATGGTACAGATGCCGGCACGATCTATTGTCGCCACAATGGACGCATCTGGCGGCACGCTGCTATTCAGGGGCAGGACACCAACGCTTATCGTGATTCGTTATTCGTTCTGTGTGAGTGGCTGGTGACGCAAGGCGCTAGGCGGCTTGACCTGCGTGTTGATGGCGGTGGCGGCTTTGCGGGCGGTATCATTGACCCGTTGCGGCGAGATCTTGCATTCAGGGCAATGTTTGAGACCATTCGCCTAGTCGAAGCTAATTTTGGCGGGTTGCCACGGAATGAAGAAAAGTATGCCAATCTAGCAACGGAAATGTACGCCGAAGCCGCCGAAACACTGCTAGGGTATGTCGTTGTCAATCCGTCGCCATTATTAGAGGAGGACCTTACCGACCGGTTATTTGAGTTTGTTGGCAAGGCCGGGCGGACGGTGCGCAAGCTTGAGGATAAAGACATTTTTCGCAAGCGTCACGGTGGGCGGTCGCCGGATGATGGCGACGGATTTGTTTTGGCGGCGGCGCCTGACCATATATTCAGAGTTGTTGATGCAGCGGCCCTGGTTGATTTTGCGTAGGAGCGTAATGCAGACTATCACACTACAGGCAAGCGTGGACGCAAACGGCGTCATGCGTATTCACAGCATAGACGGGCAACCGTGCGATATGGTGGCGATTTCAGCCGGCGACGCGGAGACGGCCTACCGGCTATCCATGAGCATGGCGCAATACTGGCGCAAGGCGATGGGCATGGAACCATTGCCAACGGGCAAGCAATTAAAAAAGGCGGCGTATGGGCATCATCGATAGAATTGCAGAGCGGTTTGGGTATCGCAAGGCCGACGACCGTGTGCAGGCGGACTGGCTGCGTGTCATGGCGGACAGTGAGCAATACAACATTCCGGATCGGACGCTGCCACAGGCGCAGAGCGATTTGTATAATCGGCTGTCCTGGGTACAAATGGCGATCTCCGTCGTTGCGCAGGACGTTGCGCTGACGGCGTTCGATGTTGCCGAGTTGAAGCAGGAAAAAACCGAACACATCGTCAATCACCCGTTCGAGTTGCGATTGCGCCACCCCAACCCGTCAATGTCGCGCTTTGAGTTTTTGGAGGCTACCGCCAGTTATTACCGTCTTACTGGTAATGCCTTCTGGTGGCTGAATAAGACCAGCGAGACAGCAGAACCGGACGAGATTTGGGTGATTCCCACGCACATGGTAAAGCCTATTCCCGATGGCCGCATGTTCATTCGCGGCTATGTCTACGAAAATGACGGAACTGAAATTATTTTACAGCCGCACGAAGTTGTGCATTTTAAGCGATTCAACCCCACGAATCCGTTTTGGGGGTTGTCGCCCATCGAGGCTTTGGCGACTGTTGCCACTGGTGACATGGCGATGCAGAAGTGGAACACTAACTATTTCGACAAGGATAACGCGAAGGCGCCGGGGGCGCTGGCATTTGCTGACGCCATCGAAAACGACGCCTGGGAGAAGATTAAGGCGGATGTCAATAGCAAGCACGGCGGTGTCCGTCGCCAAATGATGATGCTGCGCAATGTCGGCAAAGGCGGCGTCCAGTGGATCAACATGGCGTTGTCGCAACGCGATATGGAGTTTTTGGCGGGACGCGAGAAAAACAAGGAAGAGATTTTTGGCATCTACGCGCCTGGGCTGGCATCTGTGCTGGCTGTCAATGCCACCGAGGCCAACAGCAAAGCGGGCAAGGCGACATTAAAAGAGTATGGTGTATGGCCGGCGTGTGTTGCCATTGCCGAGAAAATCACGAATGATGTTCTACCTCTCTATGGCGAAAATCTTATCGGAACGTTCCAGGACGTGCGCATCGCTGATCGTGGAATGCAATTAGCCGAGCAAAGCGCCGCTGAACGACTGCAAACAATTGATGAGTTGCGGCAGACGTATTACAACTTGATGCCACTGGCCGATGGACGCGGTGAACGATTATTGTCAGAGCCGGTGCAATCGGCACCCGCTCAACCGGACACGAGTAGCCAACAGACACAATTGTCGCAAGTCTACCAGTATCAGGTTACGGCTGGCATTGTGACGCGTGAAGAGGCGCGTGCGGGGCTGGGATTGCCACCGTTGCCACAGCCGCCGCCATCAGAGTATAAAGCCAAATTCGAGGCCATCGCCGCCGGCAAGGCGCTGGGCGTGCCGGTAGAAGCGATGTTTACCCTGATGGGGTTGCCGACCGATTTACTGCCAGTGGAAAACACCATCACTGTTGCGCAACCCCGGCAACTGATGGCGCCACAAGATGAGCCGACGCAGGACGCGCCGCCCGACCAGGCTTTAGAAGTTGGCGACGATATGCGCCAGCAGGAAGCTAAAGCCTATCGCAAGTGGCTCAAGCGCAAGGCAGATCGCCACTGGTCAGCATTCAAAGCAGCCTACCTCACGCAAGGCGAATTAGAGAGCATCTACGCCGAAGTGCGCCAGGGGGTCGCACCTGAAGAAAATTTTTTCGTGACTGGGAAAGCTACCCGTGACGACGATATGCCGGGGGCGGATGGTAGCGACGCTGAACGCGAGGCGCTAGAGAACAAGCACGCCAAGCGCCTTTACGTTGCGTTTCAGACGGTGTTGCTGAAAGTAGCGCCAGAGAATACCACCACAAGCAATGTGACGGTAGATAAGGCCATTGAGCGCTGGCGCGATAATCGCAATATCGTGCGTGATGCCCTGGTGGACATGCTCACCGATGGCGTGTTGTTGGGCGCTGATGTGGGCCAGCGCCAGGTGGAATATCTGCTTGGCGTGACAAAGGCCGTCAGCGTGACCGGTGTTGACTGGGATATGATCAATGTCAACGCTTTGCAATGGGTGACAGGCGGCGGCCAGCTTGGGATAGGGTTGGGCGACGGTTATGCTAACGCATTACTCGACACGATGACGCAGACGACAGAGAATGCGCTGCGTACTATCTTTGGTGAGTGGATTCGCAATAACTTGAGCTATCGCCAGTTGGTGCAACAGTTGGATAGGACGGCGCTTGGCAGGCTGCGCGCCGAGATGATCGCGACCACGGAGATTACTAGAGCCTATGCCGAGGGCAACCGGGCCGCATGGCGAAATAGCCGAATCATCAAGAAAATGCGCTGGCAGGCTGTGGGTGATGAGCGCACCTGTCCGCAATGCGGGCCGCTCAACCAAACCACCGCCGATGTTCAGGCAGGTTGGGCCGGCGCTATGCCACCGCTGCACCCGCGCTGTCGTTGCTGGTTGACACCCGTTCCAGTTGTAGAGGGCTTCGATTAATCGTAGTATAGACACGGTTGATGTCTGGAAGAGGGTTGTATGATCGACATTACCTTTCGCGACCGCACCGACCTACACCGCATCGACATGCAGGACATCATGCACGATGGCGTCGAAGCTGTATGCGCCCACCTGGTTGACCACCTGGGCAATTACACTCTGTACGCGCCGCCATCCGTGCCGACGTACACACGTACCGGCGACCTGGGGCGACACTGGACGTTTGAGATTAGCACGTCCACGAATGCCGTTACCGGCGTGCTTGGCAATGCTGTACGGTCACGTAGGGGCAATCGGGCCTATGGGCCGTATGTTATGGGGCCGGAAGATCAGGCGGAGCAACACCGGGGCAGATGGCCTACAACGGATGACATTGCCGACCAGCAAGAGCCAACGGCGCGGCGGCTGTTTGAGGCGGTGGTGAGTAGGCGAATAACCTAAAAACTCACTATAGCATTTTTGCAAAAGTTGTGATATACTGAACGCAACAAAATATCTTAAACGTCTAACCGTCTTACTTGACCAGCGGCGTAATTAGATCGGAGAAATCCGGTTTGGTTACGCCGCTTTTTTTGTTCATTTTTCTAACTATGGCTGATTCATTTGTACCACCGCAAAACGTTCGCAGCGCCGCCCGCCGCGGGCTTGACCTCCGAAAAGAGTGGGGGCGCGGTGGCTTGTCTAATGCTGAAGCCAGCGAACAGGGCATTGGCAGCGGTGTGCAACGGGCGACAAATTTGGCGAATGGTGACGCTGTGAGTTTGGACACGATCCAGCGCATGGCTAACTTTTTCAGCCGCCACGAGAAGAACCGAGGCGCTGGTGAAAAAGAAGGCGACGGTGGCCCAACCGCTGGTTACATTGCCTGGCAACTTTGGGGCGGCGATGCTGGGCGAACTTGGGCGAATCGCATTTTACGAGAGCAGGACGAAGGCATGAAGGCAGGTAATCGCAACAACCGAAGCGACCGGCAACGGATTCGGGATATGCGCAAGGCGGCGCAATCTATTGTCTCTACGTCAATGGAACTTGAGCCAAATGAAACGGACGAAGCGCCCACCGTTCCCGACTACGTAGATCGCACCGCCAAGGCCGGAATGGACGCGCCAAACTACCGATCCGCCGATGGTGACAAATCGTGTGGGATGTGCAAAGCCTATAGCGATGGCATGTGCAAGGCGCACGGCTTTGCGACCGGTGACGATATGGTTTGCGATGACTACGCTGATGGCGAGGGTGAAGGTGGTGTGACAGTTGAAATCGAAGTGAGCGGGGCGGCGAAGGGATTTGATTTAGACGCCACCGGATCGCAACCGCTGATCATCGGTATGGTGCGTGCCATCAAATCCGATGGCGAATGGGCGCTTGAAGTGCTGGGCGTGCCGTTTGGCGGCCCAAACGGCGGCAAGGACAGCGACGGCGAATATTTCAGCCAGAAAACGAACATCTATGCCAAACAGTATGCCACCGTGCCAGCGGTCTACTACCACGGCTACGACGAAACCGGCCACCCGTCCAGTGAACCGCAGTTTATCGGCATGGCAAAGTATGACCGTACCGACAGCAAAGGCCATTGGTTCAAGGTCATCTTGGATAAGGCGAACGATTATGCCCAGCGCGTCTGGAATGCCGCCAAGCAAGGCATTGCTCGCGCTTCATCTGGCAGCATCACACACTTGGTGCGCAAAGAGCGCGACGGCCACATTACCCACTGGCCGGTTGCGGAATTGAGCATTTTTGATGCCGTGGGCAAGCGCCAACCGGCGAACCAATACGCCGTTGCGTTGCCCGTACTTAAATCAGTTTATGCCCAGGCGGGTTTGACCCTGCCTGATGACATATTTACCGACTCTGCGCAGACGCCAGAGGATGCAGCTATAGGTGGCGACCGTACATCGTCACAAGGGCGGGCATCGGCAAAAGCGAATGGGACGGACACTCAACAAGACATTTCTACAGGAGTTACGAAGATGGAACAGAATCAGATTGCAGAGCTTGTTGCTCAGTCTGTCAATGTGGCATTCGCCCAGCGCGACGCCGCCGCAAAGGCCGAGGCTGATCGCCAAGCCGAGATTACGAATGCGGCCAAGAGTGCCGCCGATGCCGCCGTCAAGGCCACCCGTGAGGCGATGCAAGCCGAACTGGATGCCGCCAAGAGCGCCGCAGATGCTGCTAAGGCTGAAGCCGCCGAAGCCCGCCGCCTGCCTGGTGGTGCGCCGCATGTTGCCAAGTTTGATGCCAAATACGATGGGTTATCCATCGAAGACTTGGCGTTTATGTCCGGCGTACTGAACAGCGCCAAGGGTATGCGTATCGACGGGCGCGAGAGTTCAGGCACTTCTGATGGGTTGCGCCGTGCGCTTGCCATTCGCTTGCTGGATTCCGCCGAGGGCAAAGACGCCGGCTACAATGCCGCCAAGAGCGCTATGCCTGATGCCGTTAAATCCATGAAGGCGAATGAGTTGAACTACTCAACGCTTTCCAGTTTCGGTGACGAGTGGATCGGCGTGACCTACAGTACCCAACTTTGGGACAAGATTCGTCTGCAAACTCAGATTGTCAGCCGCATCCCCACCGTGATTGTGCCGCAGGGCAGTGAATCCATTGTGATTCCGGTCAACACCACCAGCCCGACCTTCTACAAGGTTGCGCAGGCGACCGCTCAGGATGCGAACCCTGGCCGTGTTACCCCGACTGTGACCACCAGCCGCATGGGGACGACCAACAAGACGTTGACCGTTTCCAAGCTGGGCGCCGCTGTCAACTATTCCGGCGAACTTGAAGAAGATTCGCTCATCCCGTGGATTGCCGAACTGCGCCGCGACCTGATCGCGGAAGGCGCCGAGGTGCTGGAACATGTGGTCATCGACGGCGACACCGCCACCGGCGCCACAACCAACATCAATGACATCGGTGGCACCCCTGCCGGCAATGAGGCGTTCCTGCTGTTCGACGGCTTCCGCAAGTTGGCGCTTGTGACCAACACTGCCAACAGTCGCAGCGCTGGTACGTTGACGATTGAGGACTACCTGGAAACCATCAAGTTGATGGGGCTGGGTGGGAAGAACGCCGTCGATAAAAGCCGCGTCGCTTTTATTCTCGATATGTTCACGCACTGGAAATCGCTGGAACTGGCCGAACTCAAGACGCAGGATGTCTACTCGATGCCAACCATCGAAGAGGGTCTGTTGCGCCGTATCTACGGCCATGACGTGCTTGTGACCAACAACATGCACCGTGCCAACCAGGATGCCACTTATGGGCTGAAGGCGAATACTGCCGGCAAGGTTGACTTGGATACCGCCAGCAATAACACGACCGGCAGCATTCTGGCCGTGCGCTGGGATCAATGGCGCCTGGGTTACAAGCGCAACTGGACGTTTGAAGTTCAGCGCGACGCCATCAGCGACAGCACAGTGATTGTCGGCATGATGCGCGTTGGTATGGTCTACCGGGACACGGAAGCCAGTGCGATTTCTTACAACGTCACGCTGTAATAGGAGGTTGCTATGTCTGCATTGTACAACCTGAAAATGGGTAGCACCGATAGCAGTGACGTTAGTCGGGTCGTGGAAGCCATCAGCACGAATGGGGCTGTTAGTATTCCCGCCCGTGGCGAGAAGACCGTCTACATCACCAAGGGCAGTGGTGGAGCCTACATTTTGGCCGCGCCTACCTCTGGTACTCATGATGGCGTGCGCATCACGTTCATGAGTACCACGGCTTTTGCTCACACCGTCACGGTCACCACTATTGGCACGAACGATGGCGGTACGGCCAGCGATGTCGGTACGTTTGGCGCGGCAAAAGGCAATAATTTTACCGTTGAGGCGTATGCCGGTGACTGGTGGGTTGTTGGTACGCCGGTAGGGATCACATTCGCCTAATGCTGATTCAATTCAGTCGCGGCTATCGCGGCAAACTCACGCGAGAGATATTTTACGAAGCTGGTACTATTATCGAATTCGATGATGGTGCGGCGGCAAATATCGTTGCGGAGGGCGCCGCGATAGTCGTGGAACCACCAACAGAGGAACCACCGGTAGAGGATGCGCCCAAGCCGAAGCGCGGGCGCCCCAAGAAAACTGCCGAGGAATAACGCATGACCGCCTACTGCACACCGGGTGACGTGCGCGACGCGGCACGGCTTGACATTGCCAGCACCAGCATGGATGCAGGCATTACACAGTTGATCGCCGCCGTGTCGCAACGGCTAGATCAACTGCACAACCTGCCGGCGGGCGGCTTTGCCGTAGCAGCGGATACTACTCGCTACTATGGCTACGACGCCATCCATCGCGGGCGGCTACATCTGGACGCGCCTTGCTTGTCCGTGACCACATTGACCAACGGTGATACGGTTATCATTCCGTCTAACGCGTACCGATTGCATCCACGCAATGAGCCACGCAAGCACACCATAGAGTTAGTCAGCAGCGCGGGGTACGCCTGGGGGTTCTATGATGATGGCGAAATCATCGTTGTCGGCAAGTTTGGCTACTCGCTGACCGTACCTGACAACGTTGCTGAGGCGTGCGCCATGTGGGCGGGATGGTTGCTGAAGCGCTATCAAAGCGCGTTGCAGGATGCCACCGCCAACCAGGAAATGGGGCAGCTTGTTTATAGTGAGTCTATCCCGAAACAGGTATTGGCGTTGCTACGACCGAGGGGGCCAAGCTTATGAGTCTAGACGCTGCCATTGATGGCCTGCGCACAAGGCTGGCAACCATGACCGGGCTGACACGCACCTACGCCGATCCGCCTGAAAGCATCAGCGAATTTCCATCGCTGATTGTTTATGGCACCGGTGGCGTGATGTACTATACCGCGTCCGGCGGTTACAGCTTGCACCGGCTGGTAGCTGACATCTACCTGGCGCGTCAGTATCTACCCGAAACGGTAGACGCTGCCAAACCCTGGCCGGATCGGGCTTTCGCCGTGCTGAAAGCCGATCAAACGCTGGGCGGCGCTGTGTCTCATATCGTGTGGGATACCACCGGGGGACAGGGGCTGAACTACCGTTTCTTGCCGCTACAGTACAACACGACTACGTTGTTTGGTGTGCGGATTGAGGTTACAGTCAAGGTAAACGAGTCGTAATGCACGACGCTTCATTCCGTGAGATGGCACGCATCCTGAAAACATGGCAAGGCAATGTCCCCCATGTGCTTGACGTGGGTAGCGCTGACGTTAATGGCACCTATCGCCCGATTGCCAACTATCTGGGGTGGCGCTACACGGGCTTGGATGTGGCCGCCGGCCCCAACGTTGACATTGTAGCGCCCGATCCGTACCGGTTCCCGATTGATGATAGCGCCTATGACATCGTGATCAGCGGTAGCACGATGGAGCATGTACAGGCCATTTGGCTGTGGGTTCCTGAGTTGGTGCGAGTACTGCGTCCTGGCGGTATGCTGGCGATCATCACGCATACCAACTACCCGTTGCACAGGTTTCCGGTGGATTGCTGGCGCATCATGCCCGATGGAATGTCATACCTGTTTGATGCAACCGGCAAGCTGAAGAGTTACGATATTCGCATGTGCAACGAAACCGACATTAGCGGGGTGGCGTACAAATGCGCGTCCTGACCTACGTGCCACTAAATCCAACACAGCCACGCCTACACCCTCTCACCGCCGCCAGCATCGACAATCTAGTGTGGCCCGCCGCTATGCCGGTGGTGTACGGGCGCAACGATTCGCCCAATCGCATGGGTAAGTTTTACGACCTGTGCGACAAACACAACCAGGCGCGGGCAATGCTGCTGCAAGGTGGCTACGATGCGCTGTTGCTGGTGGAGGCGGATATGGTGATACCGCCCGATGCGTTGCAAAAGTTAGCGGCGCTAGATGTGCCGGTCGCCTATAGCCTGTATGTCAGCCGTGGTACGCCGCACGAGTGGCTGGCGTTGACCAGTCTCACCACCGATAGTCACGCTTTTGTTAGTGATGACGTTGCACAGGCACGGGCATGGTGGGGAACGCCAACCGAGAGCGCCGGGGTAGGCATGGGCTGCACGTTGATCCGCCGGGATGTGCTGGCAAAAATCGCCTTTCGCCTGGACAGGTTCGGCACAAACGCTGACGATTGGGCGTTCGCCCTGGATTGCGCCGCCTATGGGGTGCTACAGGTGAGCCACTGCGGTGTTGTGTGCGGCCACATTGATGGCGATGCGGTGTTGTGGCCTGATGTGGACGCACCTGGATTGCTGAGGAAAGAGAAGTTATGAACACAGACATTGTCTACAAATACATCGGCAACGGCGCTTTCGTGGTGGCTGATGTGCCAGTGCCGGCTCGCGACATTGCTGAATGGGAAGCCATGTTGTCGCCGGCACTGAAGGCGGCCATTGAGGCAAACATTGCCAACGCGCCGGGGAGTTGTTTCGAGCGCGTGGAAGCGCCGCCACCGGTGACAACCACGAAGACGAAGGCGAGTGCCGTGCCGGTGGTTACGCCTGAACTAGCGGCCACGGCTGAATAGGTTATTGCCGCTCTAATTACATAAATCGCAACGTCTAACCGCCCAAGTGGGCCAGCGGCGTGTGAGTCTAGAAATAGGCTTGCACGCCGCTTTTTTGTTTCTATGGAGGATTTTAAGTAATGGCTACATACTCACCTTATTCCAATGCTAAGGTGCAACTGGGTTTGATCTGATCGTGGCCCAGTATAAACCCTTTCTGATTGACTTGAACGCTGAAACGCCAACAAGGGGCAAGCAAACGAAAGTTGTGCAGCCTGAGAGACTAAGTGAGAGGGCGCCGAAAGGCGATGCGATAGTCCGACCATACGCGAATAGAAGCGTATGAAACTAGCAGAAATGACTAGTTCGCAATATTTGTTGACAAAACAAGTATTGAAGCAACAAAAAGCGCGAATCGACAGCCGGAACCGCCGTCGCGGCATCTACAGTTTGGCGCGGCCCCTTCTCTATGATTGAGGATGCCCGCGAGCGCACAATCGTGGAGGAGCAAATCGGCGCCTTCGTCCAGGCAGAGCGAAGCTACGATTCGCTCATCTCTGCCCGTTGGTCACAGCCAGCAACGCCGCTCACCTACGAGCAAGTCTGTCACATTCTGGAAGCGGGTGTCAAGACCGTCACGCCCAGCGGCACCGGCGCCGTGAAAACGCGTGTCTACAACTATCCATTTTCGGGCACATCGGTCAACACGATCAAGACCTACACCATCGAAACCGGTAGCGCCACGGTGAGCGCCGATGTGTACGAGATGGAAATGGCGTTCGTGGAAGACTTCGAGTTCTCTGGGGCGTTCGGGGAAGCCTGGACGATGCAGAGTAACTGGGTGGGTCGCCAGATGACCGGCACCACGTTTACCAGCTCTCTGACGGCACCGACCGTCAACGACTGCCTATTTAACCAAACGCTGCTGTACATCGACGCCAGCGGTGGCACCATCGGCACCACGCAGAAAAGCGGCGTGTTGACGGCGGCCAGTATCAAAGTAAAAACTGGCTTGATGCAAGTGCCGGTCGGGGACGGGCATCTGTACGCGGTTGACTACAAGTGGACGCAGCCTGAGATCACGTTTTCTCTCACAATGGAATTAGAAGACGCCAGTATTGTGGCGGCAGAGCGTGTCATCTATCGCGCCAACGGCACGCGCCTGCTTCGCCTCAAGGCTTCGCCGTCTGCCTCGCTGCAATTCCAGGTTGACATGGCGGCCAAGTACGACAGTATCAGCGACTACGAAAACAGCGACGGCAACACGACCGTCACGTTTGAGGGACACGGCGTCGCAAGCAGCGCTGACAGCCTGGCGCTGACTTTTACCATCCTCAATAGCGTTGCCGCTTTAGGGTCAGGGGGCCATTAATCATGAGCTTTTTAGCAGAGCAAACCAAGATCGTTGACGTGGGCGGTGGCAATACCGTCACCGTGCGCAAGATGACATTCGGCACGCGTCAGCGCATTCTGAGCAAGCACACAAAGTTAGATGTGCGGGCGCAAGACGTGACCATTGACCAGGCTATGCTGCGCTTTGATCAATTGCGGCTGAATATCGTGTCGTGGGCTGGCCCAGACTTTGACGGCTATCTCGTCACCGACGAGAACATCGAACGGTTGCCGCCTGACATTGCCGATCAACTGTTGGGCGAGATTGACGAGTTCAACACCATCTCTGAGGACGAAAAAAAAGCATAGAGCAGGGCATGAACCGCACCATCATCGACGGGGTTCCCTCTCCCATCGGTGGGCGCTATGCAGTGGAGATCACGGTGTGTGAGCAGATGGGCTGGACGTATGCCGATCTGCTGAACACACCGGCGGACATGGTAGACGAGATTGTGATTCGGCTCAACGCACAAGGCAAAGCCGATCGCCAGCGGCAAAAAGTGCAAGAGCAGAAGAGCAAGAGCAAGGGCAAGCGGTAATGGCAAGCAAATTAGAACTGTCGGTCATCGCAAAGAATCAAGCATCGGCAGTGCTTAGACAGATCGGCGGCGACATTGCCGGGCTAGGCAGACAAGCAACATCGGTAAGCCAGCAACTTAAAGGCATGGGGCAGGGTATGACCAGCATCGGCACTGGCTTAACGGCTGGCGTTACAGCGCCGGTGCTGGGAGTGGGGCTGTCATCCATCAACGCCGCGGCGGATATGGAACAACTCGATATTGCATTCACCACGATGTTGGGCAGTGCCAGCGAAGCAAAAAAGCTTATGGAGGACTTGACCAAGTTTAGCGCACAGACACCGTTTGAAATGCCCGAAGTGGTAGCGGCGGGGCGGCAACTGTTGGCGTTTGGTATCGAGGCCGAAGATATTGAAACAACGCTACGCCAGTTAGGCGACGTGGCCGCTGGCGTAGGTGCGCCAATTGGCGATCTGGCTTATTTGTATGGCACGGCAAGCGCCAGCGGGCGATTAATGACCGTAGACATTAACCAGTTTGCCATGCGCGGTATTCCCATCATTGGCGCACTCGCTCAAGTAATGGGGGTTGCCGAGAGCCAAGTACGCGACATGGCCGCCGAGGGCGAAATTGGCGCTGAGGAAATGAAACAAGCGTTTGCGCTCATGGGTAGCGAAGGCGGCAAGTTTGCGGGCCTGATGGCGGCGCAGAGCCAAAGCGTCAAGGGTTTGTTCTCTACCGTCAAAGACAACGTGGGGCAAACGCTCACGGTCATCGGCAACCAAATCATCGAGACTTTTGATTTAAAGCGCTTGCTTGGGGATGCCATTGTTTATCTTGAGCAGATGCGCAACATGATCACCGACCTGGCGAAGAATAATCCGGCGCTGTTCAAAATGGCTATCGGTTTCGGCGTGGTGGCCGCTGTTATCGGGCCGGTTGTCCTGGGGCTGGGCATGGCAGCAACAGCGGTGGGGATGGCATTACCTGCGCTTTCGGTGCTGGGTGGCGTACTGTCTGGACTGGCGCTACCCTTTGCGGCGGTAGGAGCGGCGGCGGTAGCGCTGTACTATGACGTGGGCGGTGTGCGTACACTGTTGACCGACTTTGGCAAAGGTGCGTTCGATTCGCTACTTGCCAAACTGCCAGAGGTGCAAGCCATCGGCGCTGATGTTGCGGAGTCTATTGGCAATGTAGTTACGGCCATTCAAGACTTTCTTGCCGGCGCTGACATAAGCGCAGCGACCACGACGCTAACGCAATCATTTACAGGTGTAAAAAATGCGCTAGGTGAATTGTTCACCGGTGATATTGGTATCAGTGAATTTGCGTCAAAGATTTCTGATGCCGTATCTGGCATTCCCGCAATGGTAAGCAGCGTGTTTGCTGGCGCTGATTTTTCCGCCATGAAAGGCGAAATCATAACGGCGCTAGGTCTGGACAATGTGTCATTTGACCTAAGCGCATTGCAGACCAACATATCAACCGCCATCGGTAGCATTGATTGGTCGCAAGTTGCAGCGCAATTCAACACACTGAAAGACAGTGTTGGCACGGCGCTGAACTCGGTACGGGACGGGGTACTATCTAGCCTAACGGCAGCGGTCAACGGCATTGATTGGTCTGCCATCAGCCTGGATTTTGCCGGGATGATTGACAGCGTTACGTCCACGATTAATGGTATTGACTGGTCGCAGATCAGCATAGAGGACATTGGACTAGCGCTGGCCGGTGTTGTTATGCCGGTGTTGACTAATTCCATTCGTGGCATTGTTTGGGTGCTTAATAGTGATAGCTGGTCAGGACTAACGGCATCCGTGAAAAGCGCCCTGGCATCAATTGAGTGGGGCGAAATTGGGCAAAGCCTATCAGGGCTAGGCGCCGCTGCTATTGATGCCGTCACCGGTCTTGACTGGTCAACAATCACAGGCGCATTTGAGTCATTGCGATCCAGTGTATCAAGTACTATATCAGGACTTGACTGGTCAACTGTAACAGGCGCCTTTGGGACATTGGTGTCAACGGTTACTGGTGCGCTGTCCAGTATTGATTGGTCAACCGTTGCAACTGAATTTAACTCATTAAAAACCAGTGTGGTTACAGCAATATCGGATATTGACTGGACAGCCGTTGCAACTGAATTTAACTCATTAAAAACCAGTGTGGTTACAGCAATATCGGATATTGACTGGGCGGCCGTTGCAACTGAATTTAACTCATTAAAAACCAGTGTGGTTACAGCAATATCGGATATTGACTGGGCGGCATTATCTACCACTTTTGAGTCTCTAAAAACAAGCGCGCTAAATGCCTTATCCGGCATTGACTGGTCTGGTGTATCAACCGGTTTTACAGCACTAAAAACATCTGTCGTAGACACGGTATCCGGCATTGACTGGTCTGGTGTATCAACCGGTTTTACAGCACTAAAAACATCTGTCAGTACGGCGATTGCCAACATCGATTGGGCCGGAATAGCGCAAAACCTAAACGGGTTAGCAGCCGCTGTATCAGCGGGAGTTTCAAGCATTGATTGGTCAGGCGTATCAAGTGCTTTTGACGCATTAAAAACAACGGTATCAAGTACATTAACTGGCATCAACTGGTCGGAGGTGTTGCAGAATTTTGTAGCATCCGCCAACACACTGCGGGACAATCTGATCCAGTCGCTTGCCGACAAAATCAACGGCATTGATTGGTCTGCCATCAGCCTGGATTTTGCCGGATTCATCAATAAAATCGCGTCCACGATTAGCAGCATTGACTGGTCGCAAGCGGTTGTCAACGTTGCTGGATTCATCAGCAGCATTTCCAGCAAGATCAGCAGCATTGACTGGTCGCAGATCAGTGTAGGTGCAATCGGCGCCGCGCTAGCGGCAGTGGTTGCGCCAGCGCTAACAGCAGGCATCGCCGGCATCGCTTGGGTAATCAGCAGCGAAAATTGGGGCAACCTCCTTAGCGCCGTTACCGGTTCGATAGCCGAAATTGATTGGGGGCCAATCGGGGAAGCCTTCGGTAATTTAGCGACAGCCGTTGTTGACAGCGTTACCGATATTGATTGGTCACCGATCAATTTCGCGTTCGGGAGCTTGGTAACGTCCGTTGAAAATGCCATTACCAACCTGGATTGGTCGAGCGTTTCAGCGCCATTCTACGCGCTCAAGGATTCCATACAGAACGCAGTAGATTATGCTTTGTCCACAATTTCGTTTGGTTTTCTTGGAGGCGGTTCGCCACCGCCACCGCCACCGCCGCCAACAAAAACAAACGCATCCGGCACCAAGTCCTTTGAAGGCGGTCTGACCTGGGTCGATGAACGTGGCGCGGAATTGTTTCGATTTCCGGACGGGCAATGGGCAATGGGCAGCGACAAGGGCGCCCATCTCATGGATCTACCCAAAGGCACCGAGATTTATAGCCACGAAGACAGCAAGAAAATGCTGGGCATGGGTGGATTAACGCCCATCGGCCAAAACGCCGATGGCACCACCACAGCAGCCACAGTAGCGCCAACGGGCAACGGCAATGTGTTCTCCGCCATCGCTTCTGCCGCCAACAATTTTGTCAAAGCGGGCGACAAACTGGGCAAGGCCGGCCAGGTCATTAGCGATTCGATGAAAGACCTAGAGGCCAACCTGCGCAAAGTGCCGGGGGTGTTTGGCGCGAGTCAAGTCACTGAGCAACAGATGAAAATGGGCGCGCTGGGTGTACCGCAAAACTTTGCTGATGACTGGTTGCGCCGCTTGACTGACGAGGTGGTCAACGGTGTGAACTGGGAAGGCGTGGACATTAAAGACGCGGCGCTGCGGGCTGGGCTTGATCCTGGCTTGCCCGCCGAGGCCATCCTGGAACTTGTTACACAAAAATGGAATGACAAGAGCCTGTTCGCCAACGCTGCCAACCTGGATTTAATCAATCAGGATGCCATCAAACAGGCACTAGAGACACAAGCGCAACAGGCGGCGGGTGAGCAGAATCTACTCAATCTGTTTGGTGTCACGCCGGAACAAGCACGCACGGCGGGCGCGGCCACCGGAACAGCGGCAGGCGGTGGGATGCTAACCGGCATTACACAGAGCCTCACAGGTAGCGGCGCGGGTCAGCAGGTAGCAACCAGCATCGCAACCGGCGTCACGCCCGAATCAATAGCGCCGGTTGGCGGTTCGGTTGTATCTGCGCTGGCGACGGAGCTAGGCAAAGAGGAATATGGCGTGCAGATGGGGGCGGCGCTGGCGGGGCTGTTCACCGGCTATCTGGACAAAGCCGACGCTTTTGTCGATGTGGCACAGCGCATCATGAGCAAGATTGCAGCACAGTTCAGCAACGTGGGCGCCCTAGACATGGTGGCGCGCTTCGTTGAGTCATTCCGTGCGCAACTTGGATCAAAGGATGCCATTTCATCCCTGACGGCAGTTGGTGAAAAGATCCTAGAGCTTGTCTTTCGTGGCTACCTGGACGAGTCACTGCGCCGCAATTGGGCAGAGGGTGTCAACGCCAAGGGCGACACATCCAATAAACAAGGCGGCCAAAGCACCACGAACCAGGGCAGCGGCAGCAATACGAATACGCCACCAACCACAGCAGGCAATGCCATCGGCACAAGCTCCTGGCGGGGTGGTATGACGTGGGTCGGTGAGACGGGGCCGGAGTTGGTCAGCTTGCCACCACGGACACGAATCTTTAATCCAGCCGAATCAATGGCCCTTGCGGGCGGCGGCGGCGATGTGTACGTAACGGTCAACGCCACCGTAAGCAATGCAGTCGATGTTGAGCAACTAGCCTATCGCGTAGTCGATGTAATCCGAAAGCGACGTTAACAAATGCCGCACGCACTCAGTTTGACCGATGGCACGACAACCGTAAGCTTATCGACAAGCGGCGTATTTCTTACGCAGTACACGCCCAGCGCGCCAAGTGTTACCGGTGCGCCCAATTACGACTATGAAACCATCACCGAAACTATCGAAATGATGCCGTATGCGTCCAGTACCAGCACATTACAGGCAATCGTTAATAGCATTGATCTTCTACTGGAAGAGGCACGGCTACGGCAGGAAAGAAACAGCGAACCGCGTGTCTATCTACAATATCAGGTAGATGGTGAATCGGACACCTACCGCAGCGAGATCCTTTACGGTCACCTGGAACTTGGTGAAAATGCGATGGCGGTCTGGGGTAACTATCAAGTACCAACACGCCTGTACATCACACGTCGCCCCTGGTGGGAGGGGCCACGGACAGAGCTATCAATCAGTACCAGCGGAAACAGCGCCGGTACAGGCGGCAAGCCGATCACCAACACCGCGGCCAACTGGATTCAAATGGCAAGCACGCAGGTTGGCGGGGTACTGCCTACGCCGATTGAATTGCTGCTGACAAACAACGGCGGCAGCGGTGTTGGTTATCGAAATTTCTACATAGGCACCAACGCCACTAGTGGCGCCAGCCTAACACACAACTATAGCGGCGGGTCGGTGACACTGAGCCTAGTCAGCGGCATTTACACAGGACAGATTACCATTGCACTATCGGCAGCAAATATGGCGCTGACGAAGGGCAAACCGTTTCGGATTCTAACGCGCTTCACCACACAAACGGCCAGCGTTTACTGTAAGCCGATCCTAAAGGACATCAACAACCTGATGACGCTTGTTGAGGGCGACGAGCAATATATGCCGGTAGCATCCGCCGGCACAAGATGGGTTGACTTCGGTACGCTGCCACTGCCGCCTGGCGGCTACTCAACATCGTGGACAGATACGAATCTGAATTTTTATTTTCGGGCCGCGTCCGCGGCGTCGCTCACGATCAACGTTGCACGCCTATTGCCAATGGACAGCTACCAGTACATCGTGCAGCGTGGTTTTACCGTAGGGGCCGGCGGGGTAATGACGTTTGACAATATCGAAGGGCTGTACCACCAGGCGGGGCAATCCATTTATTCGGTGCGCACCGAAAAGCCGCTGATGATTTTTCCGAACGCAACACAGCGTATCAATATCATGTTCGATGAAGGATCGTCCTCGGACACGGCGAAAACGCTCAGTGTGCAGGCATTCTACCGCAAGCGGAGATTAACGATCTGATGGTCTACGCAAAGCTCTACGATACGGGACTAAGCGAGGCACCGTTTACCGGCCTTCAACTGATTGTGCAGCGGTATTCGGCGGCGGCCATCGGTGGCAGTGAACAGGCCGAGATTGAGGTGGTCGGCACAGATGAGCTTATCCGTGAGGTGCATCGGTGGCTAGGCTACTATGTGGTAATCTTCAACGACAACAGTAACAAAGTTTGGTTTGGCCGCGTCACGCAAACCACTACGCGGCGAGGCGGTCGCCAGTTCACACGCAGCCTTGACGAGATGGCAAACCGAATCGCCGTCTCCTATAGCTACAACGACGCCAACGGCAACGCCAACAACGCTGTCACCGGCTGGGCTGATGATGCCGATAGTCAATTGCGCTACGGCGTAAAAGAGCAGTTGCAGAGCCAGGGCGACGCCACCACGGAGATTGCCGAGGCGCTGCGTGATAATGCGCTTGACTTGCTATCAATGCCGGTCAAGGCGGTGTCATTTGGCGGTGGCGGGCAAACCGGCGGATCTCTGCTGTGTCGGGGTTTGTGGCACACAACGGCATGGCGTGTTTTTAATCAGCCGGGTGGACTGATTGCCAACGATGTGAGCGGTACAGTAGATCACCTGCTAGGCTGGGGCTTTACATCTGCCACTGTGGGTTTTGACGCCACGGAAGACCGTATCCACGACATTAGTGCGCGCCTGGAAGACCTGCGCGGCGATGATCGGATCATTGTGTCGGGCGCCACCAACGCCGGCAACAATGGTACGTTTACGATTGCCGCGACCACCAACGTAGAACCGGACAGCTACACCGGCACCGACATTCGCTTTGAACTGTCTGACGATGTGTTCAGCACCAACAGCGGCTTTGGCTTCGTGCAGTCCGCCGAGATGATCAAGATCAGTGGGTCAGCAGTAGCCGGTAACAATCGCTACTATTTTGCAAAAGACGATGTGGCCGCCGATCACATCACAGTTAATCCAGGAGTCACCGCATCAGCCGCAGGGTCAACTGTGACTGTTGAGCAGGGCCATAGCATTGCCATAACAGGATCGTTGACCACGGAGTTTCCAAGCGCCACCGTAACGCTTACAGCCCTGGGGACGCTGGTAGCGCAGTCGTTCACCATGCCGGTTGACGTGCCATTCCTGGTGGCGGAGGTTCTTGTTCGCGTCAAGCGTGTTGGCACGCCGGCGGACTCGCTGACGGTTGCCATCCGCACAAATAGCAGCGGCAGTCCAAGTGGTACAACACTAGACAGCGTAAACACGCTTGGATCAACGCTGACCGAAGATATGGACTGGCTCAAACTATCATTCAGCGCCACAGTAGCGTTGAGCTACGGCACGACCTACTGGCTTGTCATTAGCCGCACGGGGAGCAATGATCCGGTCAATTACTATATGGTCGATTTATCCGAAGACCTCACCTATGTCGATGGCGCGTTCAAGCTGTGGAATGGGTCAGCCTGGGCTAGTCGTTCGCCGGATGTTGATATGCCGTTCCAAATTTGGAGCCACCGCGAAACCACCAACCAGATCAGCGATATGTTGACCACGGCAGGTCAATTTTTTGCCGTGCAGGATATTCAGACAGCCAGTGGGCGCTATAGTCGCCAGTATCGGGATGGAAACCAAACCGCACAAGCCGAACTGGAAACATTGCTACAAGCGGGCAGGGCCAGCGGGCGGCGCTTTCTGTCAAGCGTAACGCCGGATCGGGTGGTGCATGTGTACGAAGAGCCTGTCTACGACAGCGTATCGACACCGCTACTAAACGAAAACATGGAAATCCTGAATGCCGATGGGGTGACACCGTGGGAGCCTGGCAAATTACCGGCTGGCATGTGGCTGACATTAACCAACGAATTGCCTGACGATTCTGATGTTTTTATCGAGCGCGCCGAATATGACGCCGTAAACCGAGCCTATACAGCGCTGGAACCCAAAGGCGCACCGAATCCGTGGGACGTGGTGAAACTTTGATCAAGCCAGAAGAAATTCCAACACTCTACCAGAAACTAAAATCACACATCGCGCGTGATTTTCGACCATCCACAATTACACAAACCATCATCGGTGGTGGCGGGGCAACATCGTTTAGCGCGCTAACCGGCACAATTGCTAATGCGCAGGCACCGCAATTCCTCCTACGCGATGGTACACGATCTTTGACCGGCAGTCTATCCGTTGATAGTGGCGTAACTATTGACGGTGTGGATATTAGCGCCCACGCCGCCGATCCGAACGCACACCACGCGCAGCAGCATAGTATCACCGGTAGCGACCACACTATCAGCGGGGCGGCCTTGTCGCTGGTGGGGGCGACAGCCACAAACACACTGGGGCTGATTACGCCGTCCAGCAATCCAGGCACCACCGAATCGGTACTGAAGGCGACAAGCGGGCTTTTGACGCTGCCGAACTTTACCGCTACTACAGGGATGACGACGCCACTACTGACGGCCAGCACAAAGGTGACCACGCCCCTGATCGATACGGCCAGCGGAAATTTAACACTAACGCCAGTCGGCGGCACGGTGGCCGTATCGGCGGCGCTTACAGTCGGTACTACTGCCACCATTACCGGCGTAACCAGCATCGCCAGCGGCAGTGTGGGCGCGCCGGGGTTAACGTTTACCGGTGACACCAACACCGGGCTTTACCGCAGCGGAGTAGACGCCTACAGCCTGGTTGCTGGTGGCGCGGCGATTATCAATGTCGGCGCGACGGGGGCCGGTGTTAATGCCGCCTACGACAACACGGCAGCACTCAAAGTGCAGTCGGTTGCCAACGATGACATCACGCTTTTCCTCAAACAGAAGAGCGGGCAGACGGCGCGCATGTGGCGGGTGGAAGACAGCGCCGGGCAGGAATTGTTTTCT